ATTTGAAACAATTAATGGCTTACCAGTCAAACTAAACTCTAAAAGAGGTCTGCCGAAACCTTCACCCTTTGTAAAATTCAACATTGCTTTTACTTTTGGATGTTCATATAAACCATTCATTTCTTCTTGTGTCAAATCACCATGTAAAAGATAAACTGGTACTTTACCATAATCTGGACCCAATGCTTCTTTTATTTTTCTAATCATTTCTTCTCTATCCAATACACTAAAATTTGCAGATGATGTTTTTAGTATCAATGCTGGTTTTTCTTTTTCATTTTTGAAAGCCATAGCAAATGTTTTAATCATCATTCCTATATTTTTTCTATCTTCTCCCAAATCACCTCTTAACCAATGCCCAACAAATAGAAATACGAACTTTTCTTTTATAATATCTAAATCTTTTATTGTTTTTGGTTTATCAATACCAAATACTGTTTCATCAAATCCTTCAAAAAGAACTTCTATTGGTTTTTCTAATTTATGAATTTTAACTAATTGACCTGTATTACGGTCTTGCTCATTGTACATTGTTGCTGCTATACTTCCTTTAGCGTGTTCAGATGGTGTAATAATTAAATCCATTCTGTTGCAACCTTGAATCCAATCTATTGCACATGCAGTTGTTTCTATACCTGCCGTTATTCCAATATTATAATTACCTTTTGGTTCAAATTCGTTTGGTACAGTTAATTGAATATATATGTCAGGTTTTTCTTGTATTTGCGGTATGATATTATCTACTATCCATTTGTGAAAATCATTATCATAATTCAAAGCATCCATCGGCGTTTGGCCCCAACGAGTACTTATTATCTTAATATGAAATTTATCCATTTTCCAAAGAGAATATAAAAGGTCTCTTGCATGATCTCCATAACCACTTCTAGTACTAACTGGTGCTTGAAAAATTAATGTTGGTTTACTCATAACTTATATTTGAATTAAATTATAATTTTTAATAGGTTTCCAATTATTGAAGGTATCTTCTATTCCTTCACTTAAGGCTTGACACATATAATCTGCATTTAACAACCCATCACCTAACATCCATTCTCTACCTTTCAAACCTGCTTCTTTACGTCTCTCTCTACCCATATCATAGAAATATTTTAATCTTGGTGCTATTTCAGTAAAATCAAGTCTATCATCAAAAATATATGGAGTAGGTACTGAACCTGTTAATGAACGAACTGGCCATATTGGTTGTACCCACTCGCCCCAAGTTACATTTGTTTCCCACTTCTTTTTATCATGTAACGAACCTATCTTTGTGTAATCCTCTGCTGTTAATAACTTACCTGTTTTCTTATCTCTGAATCCACATTGATCCTGCATACCACCAGTCACATTAACTATTATAGGTGTTCCTGCCATTATCGATTCTGCCGTTGCCAATCCAAATCCTTCATTAGATGCAACATTAATAGTTACATCTGCCATATTGTATAACCAATTTAATTGCTCTTCATTATATTTTCCCGGTGTAAAATGAACTATTGCTTCTGGCATATTGTGCTCTATTGTTCTAGGAAGGTCTGTTCCATTTTCATCAACCTGCGATGTATGCATTAATACACAAACTTTATCTCTCTTATCTTCTGGTAATCCTTTTCTAAACTCTTCAAATCCCAACAATACATCTATTGGTTGTTTTCTTCGGATGTTTCTGTTATTCCAATAAAGTATAAATTCATATTCTTTATCTCCAAAAATACTTTTTTTGAAATCATTAGGAATATCTACTACCGGTTTGAATACATTTGGGTTTATACCGTGTGGTACATACTTTACTTGCCATTCGGCAGGATGTCCCCAATGTTTTTCTTTATCCCAATTCCAAACTCTACGAGTGATACCATAAGTTTGACGAGAAATACATCCAATCCAATCACAGCTTTCGTAATAATCTCTATTATATTTTGGGTCTGGTAAATCATCCCATATATGGTAGAATAAGAGTGGAACTGATTGACGAATTTCGTGTGCTATTTCATACAACCAAATCCAATATCTTGGATCTGTGAAGTGTAGGATGGCATCTGGTTTTTCAATCATTAACAATTGACGAATTACATCAGGATTTCCATAACCATCTGATGGATATATTTTAAGAGATGCATCTTTTACTCCTGTTTTTTCTATAACATCTGCACTTAAATCTAATATTTTTCCAGAATCTGGATGTTTGATAGCTGCTCCTAATTGTACCCAATCATATTTGTCGATTGTGCCTAATACTAATTGCTTTGATACGGTCGCTATACCGCTTGTCATTCTTAAGTCATCTGAAAGTAACAGAATTTTCTTTTTTGCCATAACTTTTTATAAATAATTATTGTTTTTTATACTTTTCCATCGCAATGTTTCCCCAAAAATTCACACCACTCACACAATTTAGAGGGCTTTTTAGGATAGTTTATATTTAGGTTGTAATTACCCTCAACATCAAATACAGTCTCTACAAATCCTTTAAAATCATTCCAAGCCTTATTTATGGAAGGTTTACCATTAGCAGGAATATGTTTACTCATTCTATGTATTGGTATATCTTCTCTTATCATTACTTTCCTTTTTAGGATAATGAATTCTACATCAACCATATCCATTGATATTCCTAACATTTCTGAGTAGAACTTTTTATATAGGAGTATCTGTGCATTTTTGACCGGGTCTTTCTTTTGGTAATCTGACCATCCTTTTGTAGATGTTTTGAAATCCACAATACGATATCTTCCGTTGAATGTATCTTTTATTACTAAATCTATAAACCCCAAAAAGTTTACATTATCTGCTATCTTTGTATTGATTGGTTGTTCTATTGCAATCAATTCGTCGTGTTTAAGTGAGAAGAACTTATTAAAGTTTTTAGGTTTTTGAAACCAATCTAATAAAACGCAGCCGTCTTCTAAGAATTCAACTAATTCATCTTTTGAACAAACATCAACTTCACCACCTTTTGACTCGGTGATATAATGTGTTCTCATTTTTTGAGTCAAACTTTCTTTTAAGTTAATTAGTTTATCTGCTTGCGATTTGGATAATTTGAGACATTTATCCAAATATTCTTGCAATACTTCATGCATACTAGATCCAAAAATAGCATGAATATTAGAACTACTTTCACTCAAACCATCTATATAATTTAATTTATATTGTTGTGGACAAGTTTTCCACATACTGTATTGAGAAAATGATACTCTGGCCACTATATTTTAAGTTTGAGTTTTGTAATTTGTTTTTTATCTATCCCATACCTTTCACAAATGTATTTAATATTCTCTCTACCTTCTCTTGTTGAGTATAGAATATCTAAATAATCATTTGCTTGCGCTTCGGAACAAAGATACTCTTTTTTTATCAAATCAACAACAAAATCTTCGTATTTATCTTCCTTTTTACCACTTATATATTTTAAGAAGTGTCTACCTTTTGGAATAATATTAATATAAAGATTATATAATTCTTTTGGTTGAAGGGTTTGTGATAGTGGTAAAATAGCTGCAATCATTTCTACCCATTCAGGTTTCATTGAAAGAAATCGGTTAATCATAAAATTACTCCAAGTTTTCAAATCTTCTTCTGAAAGTTTATCAAAATAATTTGGGTCTTGCTCATCCGTTATTGCTCTTAAATGGTCGAATAGTTTTTTTGCCATTATTCTAATGGTTTTTTATCTCTTAATTCCAATGGTAAAAGTTCTTGCAAAGGTTTTCCACATTGTGTGCAAAGATACATTTCAATTGGTAACATTGCATCTTTATCACTACCAGTCATTAATCTTGATACTTTTTTAAATCTATAACCGGTCATATATACACCGTTACCACATTCACAATTTACATCCCTAGCATCATTTAGAGAAAAATTTGCAGGTATTTTTGGCGTTTGTTCGTTCATCATTTTATTATGTTTAATATTTGAATAATTGTTGAAGCAAATATAATTTCTTTATCTACAACTAATGCATCTTTCGCAACACCATCCGCAATCGTTAGAATTACATTTGCAGTATTTCCACTTGCGTATTCATCAACTTTCTCATAAAGCATTGTGTACATTTCGGAATAATCGTTTAATCGGTTATCCGCAACTGCTTGTCTGATTTTTATAAATAGATTTCTCTTTTCGTTATCCTCTTTAAGTAGTTCCACTAATTTAGTTTTAAAATCCGATTCAACCATAATTTGATGATCTACTTTCAGTTCACCTTTTGCCGATTGAAGTTGACAAGTATTAAGTATTCTACGGATATCAGGATAGTAACTACTAATGATATCTGCTACGTTTTTTATATCATACTTAATCTTCTCCGCATCTAAAATCTTTGTAACCTGAATTGCTACATCCTTTTTAGTAGGAGGTGTGATTGCAAATGATTGACAACGACTCTGAATTGGGTCAATGATTTTCTCAATGTAATTACAAGTCAAAATGAATCGGCAATGTTTACTAAATGTTTCCATTAAGTTACGAAGGATTGCTTGTGCGTTTGGAGTCATATAATCAAACTCGTCTAAGATGATTACTTTGAAACCTGCAAATCCTACCGATGATGCGAAGTTCTTTACTTTTGTTCTTACTGTTTCCACATTATTCTCATCCGATGCGTTGATAATCATACTATCACATTTGATTGTGTTTACTATCAACTTTGCAAGAGTGGTTTTACCAGTTCCTGCTTTACCATAGAAAAGTAAATGTGGAATATCATGCGTGTCCAAATATTGTTGAATTGTTTCCTTTACGGTTTCATTTCCAACGTATGTTGAAAGATCTGTTGGTCTATATTTTTCACACCATAATGTGTGTTCTTTTTTAGTTATTTCATTTGCGAAAAAACTCATATTATTTTCCTGTTGAACCGAACCCGTCTGAACCGCGTTCGGTGTTAGATAATTCTTCTGCTTCTATTAATTCAATTTGTGGATATGGTAGAATGATTAACTGTGCAATCTTATCCCCTATATTGTAGTGAGATATTTGTGATGTTTTTTTAAATGAAATTTGAACTTCACCTCTATATCCACTATCAATAACTCCTACACTATTAGCTAAAACTAATCCGTATTTTCTAATCGAAGAACGTGGGAATATGAAGCCAACATATCCGTATGGAATTTCCAATGCAATATCTGTTCCATATGTAATATCTTTATCAGTTTCCCACATAATTTTAGTTGCTATCAAATCTAATCCCGCATCTCCATCTTTTGCATATTGTGGAATTGTTACTGCTTGATTCAGTTTTTTAATCTTTATTTGTATCTTGCTCATCTCTTTGTTTGATAGTTTCCAAAGTAATTGGTCTTGGGAAAATTTTAAATGTCATTCCCCTTTGTGCAAATGTCAAACCTTCTCGATCATGCGATTGTAAACTAATAATCAATGGAGTTGGTTCTTCAACATCTTTTGCTGACCAAGCAAAAACTACTGGTTCGTTATCAAAAAACTGAAAACACCATTCTGCATCTTTGAAATACGTTGGTTTATTTTCTTCACCGATAATCGAAGTTTCTTCTGTAGGAATAACTTCTTCAAACAAATCTAATTGTTTTGCTTTTTCTTTTTTCTTTGCCATATTATTATATTTTATTAATTACTGATTTCTACGAGATAATATTTGCAAACAAAATCATCAATCTGAAATTCAACGTGAGCTAATCCATCAGTAGATACTTTAAGTTTGGCCGCAGTTGCTTCTTTGTTTGCTGTTAGGATTTCTTTAAGATATTTTGCTGAAAATGTAATTGGTTTTACTTTTTCTGTATATCCTTTTTGGGCAGTGAATGTAACACGATTTGTAGATATTGATGAATAACCGATGGCCATCTTCAAATCATCACCTTCTGTAAATACGGTAAATGTATCAATGTCACTCAATGCTCCTTTTGCTTTAATAAATTTATCAATCATTGATGATGCCATCTCAATTTCAATTCCAAAAGCAGGAAGTTGTTTCAAATCAGGAACAGCAGGAATAACTCCCAAGTCCGCTAATTGATAAGATGTTTCGGTTTCTTCGGATGAAAGTTTCATAGATACTGCCTTATCGCCTGATTTATCTACTTTTATTGTAATATCGTTATCCAATACGCCAATCATATTTTTCAATAGGGATGTGGTATAAATTCCTACATTGAATGGGTCGGAAGTGTATGCATTAAAGTTTACTTCTCCTAATAACGTTTTATCATCAGATATAAAACGAACACCAAGACTCTTGTCTTCAGCTTTCCAAATTACGGACTCTACTAGTCCACCTAATGAATACTTTTGAATAAATCGTAACAGATTGTTTTTGTTCATAACTTTTTTAATTTAAGATTTGATATTTGTAAATATAATATATTTTTTTTAGAAAGCAAAGAATTTCTGTGCTTTTTTTGTTTCATTTGATGCTAATTGCCATCCCAATGCGTTATAGAAATCGGTTATCTTATTTTCCAATTCTGCTTTATATATTCCATCTCTATCAATATAAGTTTCTATAAAATCCATAATTTCTTTCGGGTCATTATAATCTTTAAAAGCTAATGTATCAAGTCCTAATGGATTTGTTTTAAGATAAACCCATTTAACTTTATCACCATCTCTGATTGGTTCGTGTTTATATGGGCAATTGAAAAACTTTAATAATCGATTATAAGCTATTCCGGCTTTAACGTGTGCAGGCGTTCCTTTCTCAAAGTTTGCTACCGCTGAACCAGATTTCCATTTGATTGTATCGTATTTACTTAATTCTTTTATTGCTCCACCTTTTGCTATTTTATTTACCGATAGATTTATCATATTGTTTTTAAAATTTATTAAGCTATCATCAATTTCATCATTTGATTTACCCATTAAAATCTCCTTTAATGTCTTAGCCATAAAATCCTGAAATGCTTTCGGAAATGATGAACGAACTACGTCCAAACCTTTTACGTCCAACTTATCGCAAGGTATTCCGTTTTTCAGAATCATCCATTGTGCATATCGTTTCTTTGCTACCCAAAATCCCGCTTTACTGATATATTCCTTTTTGATTTCAAAACGATGCTTATCTTTTGATATAAAGAAAAATCTTTCTGCTAATAGATCATAAAACTTATTTAAGAATGTTTGAGTTTCTTCCGCAATCGTATTAACCTCTTGCGCCATTCTTCCTTCATCAAACGTTTTGTATTCTGGATAACGATGCTTAACCAAAGGTTCTGCCATCATATAAATGGAATCAGTATCAATATAAACATTATAATCTTCCTTAGTTTGTAACTCTTTCCAATATTTTATGTTAGCCATTTCGGCAGTCTTTTTGATAACCACTTGTCCAGTAATAGTAACTGCTTCTGCGTTATCAATATCATAAAACCGGAATGCAGGTAAACCCAACACGCCATACATAGAATTAAGTAGGATTTTCTGGACAAGCTGTCGCTTTCCGTAGAACTCATACTTTTCGGTATCTCCTGCTTCTCCATATTTCTTTTCTAATTTTCTGAACTCAACCCTTTGTTTAAACCAAGTATCTAATATGTCCGCAATAAGACCGGGTTTATCTTGATTGTAGAGAACACCATTAGCTGCAACCCCTAAGTTACCATCTTTTATAACTTCTTCTAATTCTTTTCTAGTATATTCGTATTCACCATCATTACCTACAATAGTATATATACGTTCTTCACCTTTTATCCATAGTTCTGGATCCCAATTTTTTATTTTTCCTATTTTTGTTTCGGGACTGATATTAAGGGTCATAATGATTGATGGATACAGAGATGTCAAATCCAAATCATATATCCAATCATACTTACCAACGATAGGTTCTTTTACATACGCACCAATGAATTTCTCATCCCCACTTTCGTTTAGTGCTGCCATCTTCTCCTTTCGGTCTCTGGGTTTGTTTGGTGCTACCAATCCTTTCTTCTTTAGGTATGCCAAACAAGCTCCTTCCAAATACTTTGATGAGAACATATAATCTTCGTATGGAACAAAGCCTGCGTGACATATAGCTCTACATAATTCTATGAATTGAAGTTTATTATCCATTTCAACTACAAGATCAACGTCTACTATATTATACTCAATGAATTTTTCTAAATCATTTTCAAAAAGATCGTCCAAACTTCCTTCATATTCAATCTTTCCCCTACCTAATTCTTTTGTTGCAATATGGTTAAGAGTATAACTACTTTCTAATCCATAGTTATAATTTTTATACAAATTTATATAATCTAAAATACTAACCCCACCAAAACTCCAACGATTTCTATAAGGTGACCAAAACGTTTGTCCTATTGGTGATAACCGTTTAGCATGTCCTTCACCACATACATTTTTAATTCTATTATATAAATACGGAACGTCAAAAAAGTCTATATTCCAACCTGTGATAATAGTCGGTGTAACTTCCTCATAGTAGTTAAGAAAAGCAAGTAATAGATTTTTTTCGTTATCGTAAATGTGGACAACAGCCGTTCTCCCGTCTTTATTAAAATGTCCGTCATTTTGTTTTGATTTTCTTTCTTTATCTAATACAAATACATCAAAAACTTTAGTGGCACTATCATGTGCAGCGATTGATGTGATTTCATTTTCAGCATGTTCCGTATTTGGTAGACCTGAATTCATTTCCACCTCAATGTCAAATGTCATTATACGATGTCCCTTTGATGGCATTTCTTCATCATAAACATCAACTAAAACTCTAGTTGTTTCTGGTACATCTGATTCAAACAATTCATCTGCTTCATCTTTTTCCCACTTAGCTATCTTTGTTAATCTATCTCCATGCATAGAAAGATACTGACCTTGTGGGTCTTTTTTATATGCATACTTTCTGTATGGCATTGTAAAGTAACCTCTATCATCATCCCAAACATGGATTAAGTTTCTATTTCTCTCGTAAAATATATTTTGATACATACTATCTTCCTACGTCTTGTAAATATTTTTCTTTCATTTCTTCCCATGTCAAACCGATTGCATCAGCATAAAATAGTGGTTCTGGCTTCAATCTACCTTCTTCATGTAATTTTGTATATCTTTTAATTGCTTTATCTTTCCACCAAAGAATTGTATATTCATCCCCTCTTTTAAATTTATCCTTTATTACTAATTTATCCTGTTCTATTTTAGAACAAAGAAAATCATTACCATTCTCATACATCATTGCAAAATATACTCCTCTCTTAAATCCATGATGATATTGGTCTGCTCTTATACCACATTCTTTGAATATTCTTGTAAGTATTTTTTGTTTAATACCACTAACAGGTCCGTTTCTATCATAACCCATATTGGCTCCATTGCGGGCTCTTTCTTCTGTGATTTCTTCTGCATACCATTCAGAACGATTTTCTTTTAACCATTTATGCCAAGGGTCATAAAACTTATCATCTGGTTTAATACTAATCTTACCTTTGCTTTCACCCAAAGTTTTGAAATGCGGAATACCATTATATTGTGAATGAATACCATAAAGAGATGTTGTTCCAACAGCAATTAATATATTTTCATATTTCTCCTTCCAATGTTCTCTAAAAGTAGGAGATGTAGTCAATGCTGATACCAACTTACCACCTAAAAAATTATAACCTAAAGGTTGAGTTGCAATAATAGATGTTCCTATTGCAGTATTATTTAACTTACCCTTTTCAAATTTATCTTCCTTAGTCCAACCAATAAATTCATCTCTTACTCCCAATGATGTAATATCTGAACCTAAACTTATCACCCCCAATACCTTACCTGTTAATCTATCTTTTACAAATCCTTTTACATTTCGACCAGGATTTGGTGTGAACTCCATTGATGAAATCAACTTCCTCATATAAGTCCACTTAGTTGCTTCTTCTTCATCTTCTACTAAATGTACATATGGCTCTAATTGATTTATCTCTTTTATAGTTCCTTCCTTATCATTAATATCTTTTGGTTTCCAAATCTTGTCGTATTGTGCATGCAATGCAGGAAGTAAAGCATAACTTGCTTTTCTATCTTCATTCCATTCCAACCACTTTTTATATAGTGTTTGCTCTTGAACTGTCATTGCGAATAGAAAATCTAAATTATCTATTAGGGCCTTTTTTTCTCTATCAAAATCAAATACTGAAGTATTTGTTTCCTCTCCTGTGTCCCAAAATTTCATATTATTTATAAATTATATTACGATGTCCGTTTTCCAACCACTTACTGCTTGATATTGAATTTCTAATGGAGATTTCGAATATAAATGGTTTTTAACAAAATAATCTTTTCTTGTTTTTTCCCACTTTTCTTCAGCGATACTATCTGGATGGTGTATTACAACTAGTGCATTATCTGAATTAGATTTCCTTAAATTATCATATACTCTGCATAGTGTAAGTGTTGTTGATGATGATGCCCAAATAGTTTTATTTGGATGTGATTTTTTATATTCTTTTTTTATTTTATTCAATTCTTTTCTAGAATATTTTGAATATGTTTGACCGTTTAATTTATTTGCATTGGATATTTTTTGCTGTTTTTTATATTTTTTTAAAAAATTACCAGCTTGTCTTCCTGAAAATCCCAATTCAGCTACAACTCTTTCTCTAACATCATCATCTGTGTGTTTGTATCCATCTTCATATTCTGTCATCAATTCTCTTAAAACATCATCCGCTTCTACATCTGTTTTAATAAATTCACCTTTTTTATTAAAGGTATTACCTAAACGAATTAGTAAACTATCAGGTATATCTTTGTGAAATTCATATGGAACATATATTACATCTATTTCTGTTGCATTTTTTACTTTAATAAATCCTGATTTTGTATGATATCCATTTATACCTAAATCATTATCTACACCAAGTCTATCTTTTAAAACAATAAGAGGTTCACACATATCAGTATTACCATTTTTTGATTGTATTGCATCTGCAATTTCTAAAACTTTTTCTCTGTAAACTTTAGTATTTCTACATTGTTTAAATGGTATATCCTTTACAATATCTTTTTTTACTTTTGTTTTTTCAAACTCACCTGAAATTATTTTCTCATATAATTCATTTACTAATTTAATATCATTGGTTAAATTTTTCTTTTTTGCAGGTATTGGTTTTTGTTTATTCCAACAAAATGGGTCTTTTATTAAAGTATCGGTTACGATGTTTTCTTCCATTTTTGAAATTTGGTCAGCTGTTCCAAATGCTAATATTTCATAATCAAATGCTTCTTTTTCCGTTGACCATAGTTTATTTAATTCTGCATCTTCGCCCGAATGCCAATATGGTGTTCCGTTCCACTTATGTTTACCATAATAATATTTTTTCAATATTCTATGATAAATTTTGTACAAATAATAATCAATTATATTTGGAATTTTATCCGGTATAATACATTCTTTAATTGCTGGTGGTAATTCTTTAACACACAATACTTTAAATAAAGTAT